AGTATCGTGGTAACGCACGAGTGGGAGTTGTCAGAGCGTGAACGCATTATAATTGAGAACTTAAAAGCATAGTATTAACAAGCAATAACAAAGGGTTAGTTATGGCAAAGTACAATAAAGAGGTAAAGCAGATAATTTTTGAGTGTATCTCAAAGGGAGATACGCAAAAAGAAGCAGGTTTCAAGGCGGGTATAGGTGAGAACACTTTTAACCGTTGGACGCACGAAAAAGAAGAATTTAGAGAACTTGTTGAAAAGGCAAAGGCAAAGTATAGGGAAACTTTACGTATAAAGTTAGAAACCGCCTTATACAAAAAGGCAACCGGCTATGTCGAGGAGGAAGTGGAAACAGAGTATCGGAGCGACAAAGACGGCAACCCACAAATCAAGTATAAGCGAGTAAAGCAAAAGCACTTTCCGCCCGATACGGGTGCTTTGGTGTTTGCGCTTTCAAACATTGCGCCGGAGAAGTGGAAAAACCGTCAGCAGGTACAGAACGAGGATATAACGGGCAAACCAAAGGACGAGCCACAAGAATATCACTTTGAGGGCGTACCCGATGATGTGTTGTTTAACATTGCAGACGCTATGCAAGACAGCAGGGCAGAGCAAGAACGCAAGTTAAAAGGCAATGGCAAGGAAAGCAGCACAGAGAGCGAGTAAAAGCAAACCGGCAGAGATAGAGCAATATTGCCGTGAATGTGTTAACGCTACTTGGGTAATGCAGTTCAGACACATAGACATACACGGTAAGCCTATTTGTTTGACTTGCCCACACGTAAGTTACTACATATTACGAGGTAATAACGCAAAGACTTGCACACATTACCGAAAGGGTACGCCTAAAGTAGGTAAAAAGGACTTTTGAAAATTGTTTACAACGTGTTTTTATATCTCCCTTGGGGCAAATGATACTAAAGTGCTGATAATCAGTACTAAGTATTTTTGCCCCTTTTTAGAAATAAATTTACAAAAATGAACAAAAATAAAGCATTAGAGTATTTGAAACGCAACCCGGAAACGTTGATAATAGCAGCAGCACGGAAAAGGTTACTAAACTTTGCCCGATATATGCAGGTAGATTTTGACGCAGACGAGTTTCACGTTAACTATTACCGTGTATTAGATTTGTTTGCACAAGGATATATTCGTAAACTCATAGTACAAGCACCCCCTCAACATGGAAAGTCACAAGGTAGTAGTCGCTTTTTGCCTGCCTTTATATTAGGGCGTGACCCCGATAAGAAAATATGTATCGGCTCGTATGCTGCAACAGTAGCGCAAGACTTTAACCGTGACGTACAGCGTATAATCGACACAGAACGCTATAACAAAGTGTTTCCCGATACGTACCTCAACGGTTCAAACGTGGTAACAGTTGCAAACAACTATTTACGTAATAGCACCGTCTTTGAAACGGTAGGACATAAAGGGTCGTTACGTGTCGTTGGTCGTGGTGGTGCTTTGACGGGTAAGACGGTTGATGTTGCGATACTTGATGACGTGTACAAAGATTATGCAGAGGGCAACAGTCCAATAGTACGTGAAGCGGCTTGGAAGTGGTACACAACGGTTGTGCGTACACGTTTGCACAATCGAAGTCAACAGTTAATCGTATTTACTCGTTGGCACAAAGAGGATATAATTGGTAGGCTTGAAAAGAGCAAAGAACAAATAATTGACGTTGAGAAATGGAGCGACCTCAACAACGTGCCGGCAGGTGCGTGGGTGCGTGTAAACTTTGAAGCAATAAAAACAAGCGACCCGACAGAGATAGACCCACGTTTGAAAGATACAGCCTTATGGGAGGAGCGACACAGCTTGGCAGAATTGAAAGAGCAACAAGCATTAGACCCGGTGCAGTTTAATTGTTTGCACCAAGGCAACCCGGGCGGTACAGAGGGTTTGCTTTACCAACCTTTCAAGACATGGGTTAATAGGGCAGATTACGGCACGTACATACGTAGCGGCAATTATACAGACGTAGCAGACGAGGGGGACGACATGTTGTTTAGTGTTTGTTATGACATATTTATGTCGCCTAACAAAGCATACAACGAACACACCGGCACGTTTGAACCGATTTTGTTTGCGTTGGTTACTGATATGATAGCAACGACAGAACCCACAGAAGTAACGACCGTTACCGTGCCGTCAATGATAAACGCAAATGGAGTACAAAAGGCGTGGATTGAGAGTAACAACGGAGGTTCGCAATTTGAAAAGATAATCAAAAGCAAGGTTAAGGCGGTAACGTTTCCATTTCATCAAAGCAGCAACAAGGAAAGCCGCATAATAACCTCCTCTGCAATGGTTAATCAGTGCATTATAATGCCTTATGGTTGGGAAACGAGATACCCACACATATACGAACATCTTACAGACTTTTTGCGTAATTTCAGCGCAAACAAGCACGATGATATAGAGGACGGTCTGACCGGTGTGTATGAGAAAGAAATTGCGACAAAGAGCGTACAACCATACGGCAGGCAGCACCGAGGGGTAAGGCGTAGGAACTAACAAAATATAGCGTGGCTTAATTTCACGCCCGACACGGCTTTTAATTTGTGTAGGTGTAAAACTATAAGGAAAACGAAATATAAGCCGTTAGACGCAATATTTAAGTCAAATAACGCAAATAATCTCTCAAATACTTTTCGCACATAAAAAAAATAAGTATATTTGTCGCACGTTACGCAATGGGTTAGCGTAATAGTGTTATAGAATTAATATTAATTAAACTTTTATCAGATGTCAAGATTTTGTCAGTGTCCGGGTTTAGCAGCACTTAAAACAATCCCGGCGGCTAATTGTTCAGAGGGTTTTGGGCAGTTGCAAAAGGTTATCTTTCAGCGTTTGCGCAAAGACGACGGCAGCCTTAACGGCTTTAACAACACAAAGCCTATTACCAAACTTGCAAGTATTACCCCGTTGCTTGCAGCAGCAGACAGTACAAAGTTGGTCGTTTCGCCTTACTTGCAAGCACCGTCAGCAGAACCGGGCAAGGCTCGCACCTTTGGAGGTGGTAACGACACGTTGGGTGGTATTGAGATAACTATTGGTAGAGAACCAACCGCTTTCACTTCTGTTATCCGTAACGCACCGCAGGCGCAAATCAAGGCTATGAAATATTTGTCTTGTGAAGCAGACGTGTTCAACTTGGGTGTATATCTCGTTAACGAGGACGGAGCGATTGGAGCGTTGAAAGACGGAGCCGGCAACGTTCGCCCTATTCCAATCCGCAACCTATTTATCAGCGATAAGGGTTTGGGCGGCTTTGAGAACCCAGATAACAATGACGTTAATTGGTCGTTCTTGCCTAACTGGAGCGATGATTTTGCAATCATTACGCCCGATGATTACAATCCGCTTACAGACTTAAAGAATGCGTAGCGTATGAGTGGAAAAACAACGCTTGTTACGCTTCAAAATGAGAGTTTAGGCGTAACAGAGGATTTCGAGATAAGCCACGCAGAACGCCTTTTGAGAATGCAGAATAACGGCGGGTGGTTTATTCCACAAACAAGTAAATACGAGTTTAACGGTTATGATATTAACATACGAGCAAATCAAGGAAGCGATAACGAAGCCAAAGAACCGGCAGACGTTAGCGAAAGCGAGGGTACAGCAGGACAGAATTAAGTTCCACGCCTGCACGCAGGTTGTACCAACGCTTAACCAACCTTTGACGGATTTCCTTTCAATGGTTGGCAAGCTGTTGCCCGCTGATAAGTTTCGTATGTTCAAACTTATGTTTCGTTTCCCCGTCCGTACTAATCGGACGGCGGGAACGATTTTCGATAAGTTAAGCCGTGTGTTTGACGGACGCAACGCAGCCTTTAACTATCAATTTGTAAACCAAGCAGAGCGAGAGGACTGGGAGAGTTACCGCAAAGACGTTTTGAATGAGCCTAAAGTTTGGGCGACCAAAGGGTGGGAGTACTTCAAAACTGAAATTAACTCGGTGTTGGTGGTTGATATGCCAACAGAACCAAGCGAAAGCGATAGATACGCCCGTCCATACTTCTATTGGTTGACGGTTGATAACATTATCAGTTACGAAGCAAACCCAATAACCGGGCAAATGGAGTTTATAGCATTCAAGCAGCCGGGGGATAAAGTTGCCATAATTGATGATGCGTATTATAGGGTGTATCAGACGAAAGGCGGTGTTATAGAGGGTATGCCTATCGTAGAGGTAGCGCACGACTTGGGTTACACGCCCGCCCGTTTCTTTTGGAACGAGCCGTTAAGCATAACCACGCCCGACATAAAGAAAAGTCCTTTGTCTGTTGAGTTGGAAGCGTTGGATTGGTTTTTGTTCTTTCATTTGTCTAAACGCAATCTCGATTTATACGGAGCGTACCCAATTTATAGCGGCTATGAAATGGAGTGCGATTTCCACAATGACGAGACCGGCGAATATTGTGACGGTGGTTTTCTCAAAGACAAACAAAACAACTACATGTACGATGCGAACGGCTTGTTAATGCGTTGCCCGAAATGTGGAGACAAACGTATTGCAGGCGTTGGTTCGTTTGTCGAGATACCAATACCCGGCACAAATGCAGGCGGAGAGGAACAACCCGATTTACGAAACCCTGTTCAGATGTTAACCGTAGACCGTTCGTCTTTGGATTACAACACAGAGGAAACGAAGCGTTTAGAAACTGAAATCGTGCAGGCGTGCGTGGGTACAGATAGCGAGGGACTAATCAACACGCAAGCACTTAACGAAGCGCAAGTAAATGCAAACTTTGAAAGTCAGACTACAATCTTAAACACAATTAAGAAAGGGTTTGAGGACGCACAAAAGTGGGTTGATTCAACTATTTGCCGTTTGCGTTATGGCAAAGGCTTTTTAGGTGCAAGCGTAAGTTATGGCACAGAATTTTATAATTTAAGTGCTAACGACTTGCGAAAGCGGTACAAAGAAGCAAAGGACAGCGGGGCGAGCGATGCAGAACTTGACGCAATGCAAACGCAAATACTTGAAACGGAGTACCGCAACAACCCGGCAGAGTTGCAACGTATGTTAATACTTAGAGAATTAGAGCCGTACCCACATTTAACCCTTGACGAGGTGCAAACGTACCACGAAAAAGGAATAATATCTGATAGGGATTTGGTGGTAAAGCTAAATTTTTCTAACTTTGTCCGCAGGTTTGAACGTGAAAATACTAATTTATTAGATTTTGGCAACGCAATCGAGTTTAACAAGAAAATAGAAATCATTAACAACAAATTTTCAGAGTATGGAACAGACACATCCATTAGACAGCGTAACAGCGGATAACTACAAAGTACCGCAGGGGGAAGAGGGTATCTTTCACGTTGTATTAGAGGTTAAAGAGTTTGACAGAAAGACCGGCGAACGCACTTCTGTGCCACGTGTACAGAAATTTGGCGTTAACGCTTTTGAGACAGCTTTCCCAAACCTTAAGCGTTTAGGCTATGACGTGCGTGTAGTTCACGACCCTACTAATTGGCTTGCAGAGCAGGCAAAGGAAGCAGAGGAAAGAGAACAGCAGGGCGCACAGTATGCAGCAGAAGCACAGCAGGCGGCTATTGAAGCAGCATTGGAGAAGCAGCGCAAAGAGTTCGAGGATAAGCAGCAGGCAGCCATTGAGAAAGCTGTTGCAAACGCCCTCAAAGCACAGAGCGCAAGCGGTGCAGCAGTAGCAGAAGCACCAAGCGAGGAAGCAGCACCCAAAAAGGGCGCAAAGTAACAACAAATAATAAACCGAATTAAAAACAAATAACAAAGGGTTAGTTATATGGCATTAACGAGCGAAACATTAAGAGGTAATGCGGAGTTATCCGGATTGAACGACCAACAGATTGCGGCTATTGTGCAGATGAGCCAAAACGATGAGAACGACGTTATAGGTCGTAGAATTGGTGATGTTTACCGCACAATGGACGAAACTATTACAAGCGTAACCGGCGTAAAGCGTGACGGAGACGAAAAGACTTATAACTTCTTAAAGCGTGCCGCAACAGAGTTGAAGCAGAAAGCAGACGGAGCAAGTAAGTACACCGAGGAAATCGCAACGCTGAAAGCAGAGAAAACACGCTTGGAGGGTTTGGTCGCAAAGGGTGCAGGCGGCGAGGAAGCACAGAAGCAACTCGCACAAGCAAAGGCAGACCTTGGAAACGTACAAAAAGAGTTTGCAAGCCTTAAACGTCAAAGCGAGAAGCAAAAAGAGGAGTACGAAAAACAAATCTTTGGTGTCCGTGTCGACAATGAGATTAAGAACTCAATTAACGGTATCAAGTTCAAAACCGATTTGCCCGAAAGCGTTACAAAGTTGCTTCTTGAGCAGGCAGTCGAGAAAGTCAAGGCGTTTAACCCAACATACGAGGACGACGGTAAGGGCGGCAAGATTTTGTCTTTCCGTAACGCTGACAACTCTATTATGAGAAACGCCGCTACTAACTTACAGCCTTTCACGGCTCGTGAATTGGTAGAGCGTGAACTTGACACGTTGGGCGTATTGGCAGGCAAGGCAGCACCCGGAGCAGGCACGCAAGCACCACCGGCAGGTGGTAGCGGTGGTGTAGTAGTTGATTTATCATCAGCACGCACCCGAAAGGAGTTCACAGAGATAGCGACACAAACGCTTTTGCAGCAGGGCAAAACAATCGGTTCAAACGAGTTTGACACCGCACTGCAAGAGATTTACAAAGCGAACGAGGGTTACAAAGACCTACCGCTTCAATAGAATTAACCGGGCAGAGGGTTAGCCCTAATTAGTAACATATCAAAACAAATTAAATTATGTCATTAGTAGCAACACGAGTGCAGGATTGGCGTATCAGTGACCCTAATTTCGACCGCAATATGGTACGAATGGGAGAGTATGGAGCAATCGACTTCTTTATCACACAGACGGACGCACCTACCTCAATTATTTCGCCCGAGTTACGAAGCAGAGCGTTTCGGAGCATGGGCAACGATGTAAAAGTACCGGTGCTTGATTACAACGGCAATGTAACAGTAGCAAACCAAAGAAGCTGTGTTATCGCTGATAACGAGAACACATCAAAGTTATATACTTTGACATGGGCAACGCTTGCCGTAGGCTTTACAATGGTGCCGGCTTCATACATGAACAACGAAATCGGTTACGAGCGTGATTTTAACCGCAAAATGGCTAACATTACACGTGCGTTGCTTGAAAAGTTGGATTCTTATGCGGTTGCAGCTTTGGAAGCAAACAAGACACAGGTATTTCAGAACTTGCTCTATTACACACAGACCGGCAACGTTGTTAACGTGCCTTGGTTGATGCGTAATAGCATTTTGGGCGATAGCGCACCAATGATGCGAGCAAACAAGTATTACAGAGAGTTGCACGTAATCGGTAACAGTGGTGTTGACGCACACGTGCGACAGTTGGCACAAATGGGCGTTTACAACGAGCAGAACAGACGCTTGGAGTATGAGGGCAAGATTTTGCATTATACAAACTCAGTAGCGAACGAAACCGGCAAGTTTGCGACCGGCTTTGTGGTTGAGGACGGCAACTGTGCAGTAGTTACACGTGTAGACCGTGAAGCGTTGCGCCGTGCGTCTGCAAAATCTCACGAGTGGGACGTTGTACGCTTGCCAATGCTTGACTTACCGGTGGGCGCACACTTCTACACAGAAGTAGGCGACCAGAGCGCAATCGCAGGAGCGGCAACCGCTGACTTGACTTGTGGCGTTAAGGAGTTCTACGGGTTCAGTGTTGATGTTTGCTTCTTGGTGGCTTACAATAGCGCACCGGCAACAATCGCAAACCCAATCATCAAGTTTAGCATTGCAAACCCTGTCGGTGGTGTACCAACAGCCAACCCGGTTGTAATTACCAACACAGCGGCAAACCCAGTTTCAACAAAGGCGGTGTAGTGCTTTTCATATCTTTAATTTTGGGGGCGGGGGTTTCCCCTACCCCCTTTTTTCATTTTAACGCAGATGTACAGATTAACGCAAATAGAGGATAGCCTTTTGCATTTGGTTGGGTGGGAACAAGACTACAACCCCGAAAAGGCAATCAATAAGGATTTAACAGAGAGTGAAAGCGGCTTAATGTATCAAGATGCACATCCGCTTTTGACGCTTGAAAACATACGGGCAATTATACCCGAAGATTTTTTATACAAGTACCCCGAATATACAGAGTTCAGAACGTACACGAGGGGGCAAAAGGTAAGGCACGCCGGGCGTGTCTATGTTGCGTTAAAGACGGTTAGAGGTTTAGAACCCGATAGCAATGTAAGCGACTTTAACGATGATTACTATATGCAAGACTATGGAGCAAACGCAGAGGATAAGCCGTGGGCAGGTTACGACATAGTTAACGACTACTTACAGACACTCACAAGAAGCGGTATCAGAAAGCTATTACAAACCTTTATGCAAACAAAGGTAATAGGAGAGGAAACACGCCCGCTACTTGATAGAGTTACGTTTTTTGACGGTGCCGGTCGCATTCGTAACGTAATAGACAATAAAAAGTCATTCGTTGGTATGGAGATAACGCCCGTGCGTTCTATGGGTGTAACGGCAAAGATTGAACGTATAGGTTTGCAGGTAGCAGGCGCAACCGGTACAATTAGGCTTTATTTGTTCCATAGTTCACGTTATGAGCCTATCGCATACAAAGATGTTGAGATAACACAAGATAACGGGGCGTTTACTTGGGTAAGCGTAAAAGATTGGTTTTTGCCTTACATGGGAGGACGCACGAACGCCGGCGGGTCTTGGTTCATAGGTTACGACCAAAACGCACTACCTTTGGGAATGGAAGCTATTAACGTGTCGAAAGATTGGAGCCGTGAACCGTGCGGTACTTGCAACATAGGCAGCGTTAAGGCGTGGCGTGAACTTACAAAGTATTTACAGATTAGTCCTTTCCGTGTAGGTGTTGACGCTAAATGGAGCGACACCCCCGAACTATTCGACAACGGGTCGTTAATCTATGAGAGTACTTGCAATTATGGTCTTAACGTTGAGGTGTCGGTCGGTTGTGACCTTACCGATTTTATCATAGAGCAAAGAAGCATTTTTGCGACCGCCTTACAGCGTCAAGTTGCCGCTATTGCATTGCGTACAATGGCAATGAACCCGGAAACGAGAGTAAACAGAAATCAAACGAATGTTAGCCGTATGGAAATTCTGTACGAGTTGGACGGCAATACTAACGGGGTACGCCCGGGCGGCTTAGGCTATGAATTAAAGCAAGCGTATGCAGCGTTAAGAATTAGCACGCAAGGAATAGACCGTATTTGCCTAACTTGTAATAACCACGGTGTAAGATATAGGACGGTGTAATGAGTGTAATTAATCAGCTTTCAGAGCGTATCAAATCATTTAACGAGCAATTAGAAAGCGGTGCTTTGCTTTCTGATATAGTATTAGAGAACGAGGCGTTAATCGTGGATATGAACGCAGAAAACCAGCTATACGAAAGCGGTGAGAATGCGTTGGGCGTTTCCATTGCAGATTATCAACCTTATAGTCCTATAACAATACAGATAAAAGAGTTGAAAGGGCAACCAACAAACCGTGTAACGTTGAGGGACGAGGGCGATTTTGAAAGCTCGTTTTATATTGAGGTAGGCGACAAATCTTTTGAGATAAAAGCGTCTGACTTCAAGACGGAGGACTTAATAAAAAAGTACGGTCGTCAAATTATGGGTTTGAACGCTGAAAACAAAGCTGTATTAGTTTGGGAGTACATTTACCCGGCAGTAGTCGAGAAATTACGACAGACGCTAAATAAAGAGTAAAATATGGAAAGAAAGACTTTAGCACCAATAATAAAAGACCCGGTAATGCTTGACAAAGCTATTGGGCAGCTTCAAAAAGGCTTAGCGGATAATATTCGTTGGCTTGACGTTGTTTTTGGGCGTGCGCAAAGGTTAACACGTGTTGTTAATGGAAAGACGTATAAAGAACCGCACGTGTATGCAGGCGGCACAGAGTACGCAAAGGGTAATAATCATAATGACTATATTTGTGTAAGTCCAGACGCAAAAATCGGTAACTTTGCTTTTTTTGATGTCTTAGAGCCGCACAAAATAGAACCTTATAACAGAGGTATAGAAAACAAGATTAAAACCCCTTTTGCGCTTGTTGTGTGGGTTGATTTGCGCAAGGTGTACAATGAAGCAGGCAACAGAAACACCGAAGCGTTAAAGGCACAGCTATTGCGAGAACTCAACGGAGGTTTTACGCACCCCGGTTGTCAATATACGTTTAATCGTATCTATGAGCAGTCTGAGAACGTTTACAAGGGTTACAATTTGGACGAGACGACCAACCAATTTTTAATGCACCCTTATTGGGCGGTACGCTTGGAGGGTGAAATCATTTACCAAGAGCCGTGTTACGAGCGATAAAGAGTATAAGCGTATGATTAGTTTTATTTGTTTTTGTGCCTTATTGGCGTGCGTAGCCGCTTTCGTGGTTACGCTATTGTATAAGTGGCGTGTAATAGAGTACTTGCAGATACACGGAAACACTTTCTTTTCTCAAATGGCAAATTGCGATTTTTGTATAAGTTGGTGGGTCTGTGTTTTGTTGGTTTTGCCTATTGCCATTTATACAGGTGATTATCGGTGCTTTTTTGCGCCTTTCGTTTCAACTATTATAACACGTAATCTATTATGAAGAAAGTACAATTAGGTACGCACACCGTACAACTATATGACGACATAGCCGACTTACCTATCAGACGTTTCCACAAGTTCAACAAATTGCTTTTGATTGATGCGGGTATAGGTTCAGATATTGCAGACTTTGACGCACATATTGAAAAGGTTGTGCGCTACATACAGAACGGAGAGAAAGAAGCAGCCGGGCAGGAGTTGATGAATATGCGTCAAAACTTGTACGCCGTGCAAACAGAACTTAGTCCAAAATTCAGTGCCTTTGCGTGTCTGATTGCAAGCATAGACGGCAAGCCGTGCGATGATATATCAGACAACGCACTACAATGCACATTAAACCGTATAGGCGATGTGAGCGTTAAAGATTTAACAACCCTTTTCGGGGTTGTCAAAAAAAAAA